CACGCTGGACGAGAACATGGAAATGCCGACCACCAACTTCACGATCACCCAGCAGTCCTTGCAGGTGACCGAGTACGGCAACTCCGTGCCCTACACCGGCAAGCTCGATGACATGTCGAAGGTGCCGGTCACCGAAATCATCAACAAGGTGCTGAAGGTTGACGCCAAGGAAACGCTCGACGGCGCGGCCTGGGCGCAGTTCAACCGCAGTGTGATGAACGTGGCGCCGACCGGTGGCACGTCCACCACCAGCGTCACCGTCACCGCTGGCAACACCGCGATCACCAACAACGTTCCCCTCAACAACAACCACGTCAAAGCCATCTCCGACGTGATGAAGGAGGGCAACGTCCCGGCGTACACCGGCGATGACTACTACGCCATCGGCTGGCCGACCACCTTCCGCCCGTTCAAGAACGCGCTGGAAGCGATCCACATGTACGTGCAGACCGGCTTCGACCTGATCGCCAACGGCGAAGTGGGCCGATACGAAGGCATCCGCTTCATCGAGCAGACCGCCATCGCCCACGGCGGCGCGGTCAACGCCACCGCGTACACGTTCCGCAACCCGGTGCCGTGGACGAACGGACAGTCGGACTGGGTGTACTTCTTCGGCGCCGACACGGTGGCCGAGGCGATCGTCAACCCGGAAGAGATTCGCGGCAAGATTCCGTCGGACTTCGGCCGCAGCCGTGGCATCGCCTGGTACTACCTGGGTGGCTTCGGCCTGGTTCACGGTGCGACCGCTGGCGACGCCGCCAACGCGCGCATCTACAAGTGGAACAGCGCCAGCTGAAGTGTCTCCGCCGGGCGGCAAACGCCGCCCGGTCACCGATCAATCAGGTGCCACAAGGAGGCACTAAACCATGAGCCAGTACGACAACCTCGTTACCTATGCCGTCCGCTTTCCGGGCGTCAACTTCGGTGCGGGCACCACGAGCCAGCTGCTCAAGGTGCCGCGCAAGTGCAAGCTCGCCCGCGTGCTCGACATCTTCGTCAACGGCACGGTGCTGTTCACGCAGGTGACCACGCCGGCGATCGTGCAGATCGGCGACGGCACCACGCCGGACATCTTCGCCTCACTGGTGGTCGGTGCGCTCGCTGCTGGCGCCACGATCGGCGGCGGTGACACGCTGAACGGCGTGCACAAGTCGTTCTACCTGGCCGCGAACTACAACAGCGGTGCGGGCCTGCATGACCTGACTGCAACCTTCGTCGCCCCCACGGGTGGCTCGCCGGCCGGTACGGGCGACGTGACCATCATCCTGGGCGTCGATCAAATCGGAGCGTGAAGAAAATGAAGACGACCAGCAGTGGTGGTGAAGCCAACGTGGTGGAGCAGGTTCCGCTCGCCAGCGAGTTCGCCGGTGCGAACGACAATCCCGGCAAGCTGTTCGGCGACAAGACGCACCGCCCGGTGCCGTCCAAGGGAGCCGACCTGTCGATGGGCCTGTCCATGCGCCAGTCGTTCGCCGACGAAGACCCGGCCGAGACCGGCCAGGATCGTTCGGATGCGAACGGCAAGCCCGGCGGCCCGGCCAAAGGCCCGGTGGACAACTCGGGAGCCAGCGCCTCGCTGACCTGGGGTTGATCCTCGCCGGATGTTGAACTAACGCGCGGCGAGGCTGGGTGATCCGGCCTCGCCGTTTTCTTACCCGCAAGGAGAGTACCCATGTCAGGTTTGCAAATGCAGTTGAACCACGATGCCGCCTTCAGCAAGGTGTTCGCCGGCTCCGGCGAGCAGGCCGAAATCGACAAGCCGGTCAAGTTCTACCAGCACGGCTTGTACTTCGGTGCCGACGGCCGGCTGCTGGTCGATCACCCCTACAACGCCGACAAGATCGCGCTGCTGACGCGCCTGGGCCTTAGCTCGGACGAAGTGCCGTCGCAGGCCGAGGAAGTCAAGCCGATGCGCGAGCCGGTCAACCAGCAGATTCTCGATGCGCTGGCCGACAAGGACGACGAGGAAATCCAGCTGCTCGCCGACGAACTGGTGTCGGCGCTGCACGAGGCCCGCACGCCGACCGACTTCAAGCCGAACAAGGCTGACCGCGCGGCGATGGTGCGCTTCATCGCCAAGCACACGAGCTAAGCGTGTCGCGCACCTTCCTACAGCTTTGTCAGGACGTGGTGGCCGACCTGGGCGTTGCCGGTGGCACGCTGTCGTCGGTCACCTCAAGCTCGCTCAACCAAGAGCAGCTGCGCATCATCGGATGGGTAGCGCGCGCCGACCTCACGATCCAAAACCTTTGGGCTGACTGGTCATTCCTGTGGTATCGCGATCCGGCCGTGATCGCGCAGGCTGGTGCATCGCAGCTGGCTGTCACGCTTCCATCGTGGGCTGCAAGCCTACAAACGATCGACCGCTGCTCGATGTGGCAGGACTACGGCCTGTCCACGTCGCGCGTGGTGCCGTGGATGGACTGGGAGCGATTCGCGAGCCTGTACTACTCGCGGCCGCTGACCACCGCGCCGAATCCGTCGTGCTTCAGCCAAGACCCTGGCGGCAACCTGTACCTGTCGAACAACGTGCCCGTGCAAAGCACGTTCTCGCTGGCCTACTGGTGCCTGGGCAACCGGATGGCGAACAACACCGACATCAGCCGCATCCCGGTCAACTTCGATCAGATCATCTGCGAGCGCGCGAAAATCTACTACGCGCAGCGTGAGAACGCGCCGGAAATCATGTCCGGTGCCACGGCCGAGTTCATCGACGGCCTGGAAAAGCTGCAAGCCTGGGGCTTGCCGAACAACACCGCTGGCCGGCGCTCGCGCAACGACCAGACCACCGCACAAGACGGCTACGTGGAGTGACCGGTGGACATCGCGCAGGCCTACATGCAATCCGGCGGATCGCGGATTCGCACGCGCATTTCCAGCACGGCGTTCGCCTTCAATGGCGGCATCGACGTGATGGATGCGCCCAGTCAGACCGCGCCTGGGCACCTGCTCGGCTGCCTCAATTACGAGCCTGGCGTGCGTGGCGGCTACCGCCGCTTCGACGGCATCGAGCGCATGGACGGCCAGCTGTCGCCGTCGGATACCGCCTTCATCGCGATCCAGGTTGCGCCCGGCTTCGTGCCGCCGGTCGGCACCGCGTTCACTGAAGCGGTCTCGCTGGCGACCGGCACAGTCTGCTACGTCGATACGATCAACAGCTACATCGTGCTCACCGGCTTGCAGGGCACCTTCCTGTGCAACGGCTCGTCGCTCACGTCGGTGTATGGCAACACGCCCTCGATCGGCCCAGGCTACATCAACGGCGCGGTCAGCGATGACCTGGCCGCATCCTACTACCTGGCGAAATATACCTACCTTCAGTCGGCGATCCTGCCGGTCGGTGGTGGTGCAAGCATCGGCCCGGTGCTCGGTGCGTTCCCGTACAACGGCGCGGTGTACGCCTTCCGCAACGACGTGGGCGGCAACTCCGCCTCGATGTGGATGTCCACCTCGTCAGGCTGGCAGCAGATTCCGCTCGGCACCAAGGTGCGCTTCAACGCTGGCGTCTACGCCTCGGCGATGGCGCCCCCGCCGGAAGGCACGTCGCTGACCGGCGCCGTATCCGGCTCGGTGTTCCAGATCAAGCGCCTGGTGACCAAGACCGGCACGTGGGGCACCGACGCGGCCGGCTTCTTCATCGCGTTCTCCATCAGCGGCACACCGACGCCTGGCGAGGCGCTGCAACTCGATGGCGTCACGTACATGACCTACGTGTCGTCGGCGCCGCAGAGCCTTGAGCCGAACGGCAATTACCACTTCCGCACGCACAACTTCAACGCCAACCAGAACCCGGCGACCGGCTTCCGGCTGTACGGCGTCAACGGCGTGGACAACGCCTTCGAATACAGTTCGGTCGATGGCGTGTTCGTGCAGATCGAGACCGGCATGTCGATCGACACGCCGACCCACCTGGAAGTGCACAACGACCACCTGTTCCTGGCCTTTCCTGGTGGCTCGCTGCAAAACTCAAGCTACCAGCAGCCGCTCAACTGGCAGCCGATCTTCGGCGCCGACGCGCGCTCGGTCGGCGAGGATGTGACGTTCCTGCGCGAGGATGTCAACTCGACGCTGGTGATCGGCACGCGCAAGCGCATCTGGAACCTGACCGGCCTGACCGTCGAACTGTTCCAGATCAAGGTCTACGGCTCCAACACCGGCGCGATCGCCTACACCGACGAGAACCCCGGCCAAGTCATGTTCATGGAAGATCGCGGCTTTACCAACGCGACCGCCACGGCCGCCTATGGCGACTTCGAAGCCGAGTCGCTGTCCGACAAAATCCTCGACATCGTCACCAATCTGATCGCCACCGATCAAGCAGTAGGCGCGGTGGTGACGCGCAAAAAGAACCTGTACCGCGTGATGTTCGCGTCGGGCATCGTGCTGTGCCTGGGCATCAACGCGCAAGGTAAGGCCAGCGGCTGGACGCAGGGGCTGTACCCGTTCCCGGCCTATGGCTTCTTCGGCGGCTTCGGCACCTCGACCGATGGCAC